TAAGCAACATGGTATAGAGTTTGCACATGTAGGGAACACGGCCCACGTACCAAAAAAAGAATTAAGATGCCACAAACTATGGCCAGACTTTTGTAAAGGTTCACCCATGCCATTGAAACAGATAAAAGATTTCTGGCAATACATGGGCAGCAAAGTGATAGTTCATGGTAGGGGCGAGGAGAGTTTTGAAGAATGGGTGGATAGAGATTACACGATGGATTACATGGTATACCACAAATATTTAAAAGAGAATGCGGGTAAAGAGAGAGACTTTGCTTTGATAAGAAAGAAAACAGATCCTGATAGATTAATCTACATTAGAAAGATTCTAAACAAGGGTTATGATGATGGAGAGGTGAGAGTAAAATACGCAAACATACATACCGTAAAAGGTCTGACGTTTGATAACGTTGTTGTTGATCTGACAGCGACAAGACAAGAAGATTATTTTACACAACTTAGATTAAAATATGTTGCATACAGCAGAGGCAAGTTTGACTGTTGGACCGTAGCATCACAAGGTAAATATACATTAGGAGTAAGATGAAACAAACATTTAAAAGATGGAGTAAAGTTTTAGATAAGTTTGTAGATGTATTAGGAAAAGAAACAGACATGAAAACTTGTTTGGTATGTAAAGAGGTTAAGAATCAAAAGTTTTTTCATCTGTGTATGAAAGATAATTTTAATAATTATAGAGTTAGAACTACATGTCAAGATTGTTACAACGAAGATAGAAATTTAAGAAGAAAAATGAATTTACTTTATGAAAAACCTGAGCGTTGTGAGATTTGTAATAAAGAAAAAGATTTATTTCCTGATCACTCACACATAACTAAAAAACACAGAGGATGGTTGTGTAGAGGATGTAACACAGCAATTGGACAATTAGGAGATACAATTAAAGGATTAAAAAAAGCAATACAATATTTAATAGAAAGGGACATATATGACGGATAGTAGTATATTTAAAGGAACAGGATATAAATCACTAGACAAACAGCATGGCGGAAGACATTATAAAAACTTTCGCATACAACCCGCAGAGTTTATCAATGAAAATAAACTCTTGTTTGCTGAGGGTAATGCTATAAAGTACATATGCAGACATTCTGCGAAGGGAAGGGAAGAAGATATTAAGAAAGCAATTCACTATTTAGAAATGATATTAGAAAGAGATTATAATGTGTAATACACCAGAGGATTTGAATCTTGAGGGTGTTGATACAGTCGCGATAGATATCGAGACATACGATCCTAATCTTAAAACAAAAGGGTCTGGTGCCATACGAAAAGATGGTTTTATCTGTGGTATAGCTGTTGCAACAAATAATGATCTTGCATACTTTCCTTTACGTCATTCTGATACTGACATATCTTTTGAAAGAATAAATAAGATATGGCAGGTCTTGAACGATAAGATATTTCAAAATGAAAGTATAACAAAAGTATTTCACAACGCGATGTATGATGTCTGTTGGATAAGAGCAGTGACAGGTATGATGATTAAAGGTAGAATTGTTGATACTATGATAGCCGCATCTGTTGTTGATGAAAATAGATTTAAATATTCACTCGATGCATTGTCAAAAGATTATCTTAACGAAGAAAAATACAAATATGATCTGCAACAGAAAACATTAGAATGGTCTGGTGGCACGGTTAAGGACCCAATGACTAACATGCATAAACTTCCTGCATCTATTGTAAAAGAATATGCAAAGCAAGATGTGAATCTAACTTACAAGTTATGGAAACTATTTGATAAAAAAATTGACGAAGTATTATACACTAAAGATGACGGAGAACAAAAAACTTGTAGACAGATATTTGAATTAGAAACAAAATTATTTTTATGTTTAGTTGACATGAAATTTAAAGGCGTTAGAATAGATGTCGCAAAAGCAATCCTGTTTGGCAGACATCTCAAAAAACGTAGAGACCAGATAATAAAAGCGATAGAAAGTATAACGACAATACATGTTGACATCTGGGCTGCGGCATCAATCAAAAAATTATTAGATCACCTTTGCATAAAAGATTATAAGGTCACACCAAAATCTAAGATGCCACAACTACCAAAAGATTATTTACGAAAACATAATAACAAATGTTTACGTATGATAGCAAAGGCAAGAGAGTATGATAAGGCGGTCAATACTTTTATAGATGGATTGTTAGAATATGTGCATGAGGATAGAATACATGCGGATATAAACCAAATAAGATCAGATACAGGTGGCACAGTAACTGGTAGATTTAGTATGTCAAATCCTAATCTACAGCAGATACCCTCGAAAGGTTATATCGGTGGTAAGATGAGAGAACTATTTATACCAGAGGATGGCTGCGAGTGGGGTAGTTTTGATTATTCACAGCAAGAACCACGTATTGTGGTGCACTACGCTATAAAACTGGGCCTACCAGGCACAGAGAGCCTTCAGCAGGAATTTGATAGGGATGATGCCGATTTTCATCAGATCGTTGCTGACATGGCTAATATCTCCAGGAAACAGGCAAAAACGATCAACCTAGGTCTGTTCTATGGCATGGGTAAGATAAAACTACAGAGAGAATTAGGTTTAGACCAGAGGCAGGCAAAAGAATTATTTAACGAATATCATAGCAGGGTGCCGTTTGTGAGACAGCTGTCACAGGAGCTCATCGCATTTGCAAAAGAGAATAAATTATTATTCACACTGCACGATAGATTTTGCAGGTTTGATAGATGGGAAACAACTAATAAAGAATGGAATCCTGAAACTAATAGATTTAATGAGGTGCCATTATACACAAAAGAGCAGGCGATGGAAGCATTCAAAGCAGAGATGCTGGATAAGTACAAGGAGAACAAGATAGATTCCAATTACATGGATTATTTTGAGAGATACTATACACCCGCATTTACATACAAGGCTTTGAATAGATTGATACAGGGGTCAGCTGCGGATATGACAAAGAAGGCTATGGTCGATCTACATGAAAAAGGTATAATACCACACATACAAATACACGATGAGCTTTGCTTTTCGATCACGGACCACGAACCAGAGCTTATCAAAAATGTAATGGAACAAACAATACCTCTTGAGGTCAAGAATAAAGTTGACTTTGAATCTGGATCAAATTGGGGTACAATAAAGTGAGGATAAATTATGGCTTATTTAAATGCGAACATACCACCAATCTATGCACAGATAAGGAGAGAGTTTTTATATGATCTTAAAAAACATCATGGAGAAGTTGAAGACTGCATTATCTTTGGTATATCGGCTCTTACTGGAAGGAGCATACTATGGCACGCTATTATGGAAAACGGTGCAATATTTTATCGCTTACCTATTAGCGCGTTTA